AAAGCAAATCCAGGTTTATAAATGGTCAAAATATAACCATTCAGAGAGGGCAATTAATCTTTGGAAGGACTGAGTATTCTCAGCGATTAGGTATAAGTGAGAGCCGCCTCAGACGCTACCTCAAAATGTTTGAAAAAGAACGCATGATTGACCGCAAGATTTTCCATAAATACTCAATAATAACAATAGTTTGCTATGCAAATTATCAAGATGTAACCGCAAAAAAACCGCAGAACGACCACAGGATGACCACAAAAGCACCACACCTTAACAATAAACAAGAAACAAATAACAAGTTTATTAAGCCTACTGTCGATCAAGTTAAGAAATATTGTAAAGAAAAGAAATACAACATAGATCCTGAACACTTCATTGACTACTACGATACTCGCGATTGGACTTTGGGTTCAAAGCAAAAAATAAAAGACTGGAAAGCTTGCGTGAGAACATGGGTTCGTAATGATAACCGCAATGACAACGCCTCAGATGCCCGTACAGAGGTGATCTTATGAAGATACCTAATAATGTTAATTTCGATGACTACATCTCTCTGGTGGGCAGTATGGAGGCTCAGGAGATACACTCAGCATCACACTGGCGCGAGCATCTCATAGAGCGTAGTAAAGGACCAAAAATCTGGGGTGATAGGATGGTGTGGCCTAAGACCCATGAGCTAATCCGACTGAGGGAGTCCGAACTCAGCATCTGGACGGGTATGAACGGACATTTGAAAAGTATGTTGTGCGGTCAAGTTATGTTATCGCTTGCAAAAAACACAAAGATAGCTATAGCTTCGCTCGAAATGAAACCTCAAGAAACTTTGTGGCGAATGTGCCTACAGTCTGCGGGTAGTAGGTCGGGTGAATCTCCTGCAGAGGATTACATTCATAAATTTATAGATTTTGCCGACGATAACATACTGATTTACGACCAGTTGGATAATGTTGAGACTGAAAAGATATTAGGATTCGTTCACTATTGCGGGAAAGAACTGGGATGTAAACACATAGTCCTCGATTCTTTGGCTAAGTGTGGAGTGAATCAGGGCGGGGCTGATGCTAACGCTAAAGAAACAGACTTCATCAATCGCCTACAGTGGGCCGCTAAGACCTTAAAGGTTCACATCCACCTAATATGTCATGTCAGGAAACCTCAGACAGGCGGGGAGGAGTGGCGACCGACCAAGTTTGATGTGAAGGGTAGTAGCACCATATCAGACATGGCAGACAATCTATTCATCGTCTGGAAAAATAAGAAACGCTTTGATCTCAAAGAGTTACAGTCTCAGGGGCATGAGCTTGACGAGAAGCAATTGAAATACCTGGAGGATAATCGGGACTTGCTTTTGACCGTTGCGAAACAGAGGCATGGGGCGTGGGAAGGGACTTTCGCTTTCTATTTTCAGAATTCTCTTCAGTTCACCAGTCATGAAGGGCAATCAATGCCATTTAATTTTGAAAAAGATGAAATAAATGTTGACGAAGACAATGATATGCTGTTTTAATTCACACAACAAAGGGGAAAATTATGAAAGGTAAATACTACAGAGATTGGTTAGTCGAAGATGATACGGTCACTCGTTGCTTCATCGAGGGAGAGATACACTGGGACAAGGTTGATAAGTCGGACATAGATCTGATGATAATCAATCTACTTCAAGATCAGGACAACACAGAGCATATGAATAACATCTTGTTTGAGATGCAGAACTCTAGCGATGTTGCGGATTCTCTAGGATCTTTTCTTGTCACCTCCTCACTCGCTGATGTGATCGACCATCAAAAGCTTTTGAGAGACTGCGCGTTGGACTACCTCAAATATCTGTGTGATATGGATGTAGACCTATGCGAAGAGGCTCTTGAGCTATACGGCATTCGGTATGCCGAAGACGCTATGGTCGAGGCTCAGATGGAAGCTCAATGGTTGGAGTCAAGACCATGACTTTAGAAGAGTTGGAGCTAAGACTAAAAGAAATACAGGACATTATCGCTTCGCAAGGTGATGTCGTAGATGCCAAGCTTCTTGAAATAGAGCTAATGATAAAAGGTTTAATCAGATCCTGGGAGGATACAGCATGACTTGGAAAAAACTAAGCGAGATCGACGTCAATCAACATACAGAAAAGAAAGGTAATCTCACTTACCTCTCGTGGGCTTGGGCATGGCAACAACTAATGGCGCATTATCCCGACTCAGTGTATCAATTTGAACCCAACGAGTATCACCCAGACGGATCAGTTACGGTGCATTGTTCTTTAACTGTAGATGGCATCACTCGCCCTATGTGGTTGCCTGTGATGGATAATAGAAACCAATCCATCCTTCAACCTACTAGTCGTAAAGTTTCTGACACTAAAATGAGGTGTCTAACTAAAGCGATAGCGATGTTTGGTCTTGGTATTTATATTTATGCAGGAGAGGATTTGCCACAAGGTGATTTAACTTCTGATAAAAGTTCTGAGAAAGCTGAAAGACCCGCAAAGCCTGAGCCTGTTAAAGTATCCAATGATGATTTCGAGCTATGAGGGTATTTGAGTGCGAACAAGGATCAGCAGAGTGGTTTGCCGCAAGACTAGGCATACCCTCGGCTAGTATGTATGACAAGATCGTCACCGCTAAGGGCGATTGGTCTACTCAAGCTAATGGCTACATCAATCAGCTAGTCGCAGAAGAACTAACGGGTGAGCGTGTTCCTATATTTCAGAATCAATGGATGCTGAGGGGCGTAGAGCTAGAGCCAGAAGCTAGGAATCTATACATACAAACGAATCAAGTCAAAGTGCATGAGATGGGTTTTATTTTGCATGATGACATTGACGCAGGCTGTTCACCAGACGGCCTCATTGGTAGGGATGGGGGATTAGAAATCAAATGTCCTGCACCTGCTACTCATGTTGAATATCTTCGCGGGGGGAAACTACCAAACAGATATAAACAACAAGTCATGGGGTGTCTATGGGTAACCGATAGGCAATGGTGGGACTTCATGTCTTATCACCCCGATATGAAACCCTTGATCGTTCGCGTAGAGCGTGATGAGGAATACATAGCTTCACTAGCCAAGCACGTTACCAAGGCTGTGGGTTTAATTAAAGAGAACGTAAATCAATTTGAGGATTAATTATGGATTACGATAATACTGATAGAGGGGCGTTGTTCAAGCAGGACAAGACCAATGATAAAGCACCTGATTACAAAGGAAGCTTTAACTTCAAGGGTTCGGACTTCAAGATTGCGGGATGGGTTCGGGAATCAAAGGCGGGTAAGAAGTATCTTAGCCTTTCTGTGGATGACTTTGTACCTGAACAGAAGGCTGAGTCTAAGGTTGAGTCTAAGGGCGTGGTAGATGTCCCCTTCTAGGTTTGTTATGGGGGCTATATGCCCCCGTTTTGGAGTATTGTATGGAAATTAATATCGGACAGTGCATGAGAAAAGCACATGATAGATTGGGCAAAAAGCCCACAGAAATAGCGGATCAGATGGGCCTTTTACATTCAAACTATTACCACCTAATGAATCGCAAGGGTGCGACTGTAGATACTTTATACAAGTTATCAGAAGCATTCGGCATAACTATGGATGAGTTTGTGAGATTGAACCATGAAGCCGACTAACAACAAGGAAGAGCTAAGGAAAAAGATAGACGCTCAGGTTGCTGAGTATCTTGCAAATGGAGGGAAGATTACGCAATGCCCTCCTATGACGTTCAACAATGATTCGTTTGCCTTAGCGCAGTTAATAGTAAGGAAGAGTTATTTAAAAGCACACAAAGAAAAAAAGGGGTAATTATGGATATACAAGGGAAACACTGGGTTATCAGTAACGATCACACAAAAGAGTGTTTTGAGAAACACTTAGATCAAGTGTATAAATCTAAAGGGTACGTCACTATCCGTTGGACTGAAGGTAAGACGAGGAGCAATGCACAGAATAACGCACTCCACTTGTACTGCCGTCAACTTGCGGAAGTCTTGAATGACAGAGGTCTACCCATGCAAAAGGTTCTAGAGAAGAAGAGCGTAGACATTCCCTGGAGTGGAGAGAGAGTCAAAGAAACCTTATGGAAGCCAGTGCAAGAGGCTCTCATAGGTACTGAGTCTACCGCAGACGCAAACACTGTAGACTACGACAAAGTGCATGAGGTCTTGAGTCATCACTTAGGGCAGGTATTCTCAAAGCACGATCTGTATGTTCCATTTCCCAATAAAGAATGATTAAGGAGTGACCTATGTTTGAGGAGTTTATGCCGACAATACACCAAGCCAATGATGAGCTAGAGATAGGTTTGGAAAACATTGACAAAAAGAAAGCAAAAGAAACTTACAATGCTTTGATTGCTTTAAGCATAGAATTAAACAGAAGGTACATCAGGCATTACACTGAATACTTAGGGAGAGAGTCATGACAAAAGAAACAGAAGCTAAGTACGAACCTCCAGAGGACGTAAAGTTTATTGCAAAAACCTATCCCGTAGAGAGCTTGGAGTTTACCAAAGCTTTACTGACGGTAAGGTATAACAAAATGGACTGCATTACTCAGAGAAGGGCAGAGAAAACTTTGAGGTGTCTTGTTTCAGGTCTGGCATTCTGTCCTGGCTGTGGAAATAAAATGGGAACAAAGAGGATCTATAGAGGTGTATGAATATAATTGTAAGTTAGACAGAGTCATAGACGGAGATACAGTAGATGTTGATATTGACCTTGGTTTCAATCATTGGATTCATGGGGAGCGTATTCGCTTATTTGGAATTGACACACCCGAATCGAGAACTTCTGACAAAGTTGAAAAACGATATGGACTCCTCGCAAAAGAATTCGTACAAAGCTTCTTTGAAGAAAACAAAACGCTCACGCTCCAGACGAAAAAGAAAGACAAATACGGGCGGTACTTAGGTGTAATAAAAAGCGAAGAGATAAGTCTAAATGCAGAGCTTGTTAGTGCTAATATGGCAGTACCTTATACGGGTCAAAATAAAGCAGAAATTAAAATCGCTCATCTACTCAACCGCGAGAGACTTAATGAAACGCAAACGTAATTCATCTACGCCAAGATCCAAATGCCTCCAGGCTCTACAGAAACTAGCTAGAATAGCAGCCACAGATGCTAATGGATATTGTGAGTGCGTGTCTTGCGGGTGTAAGAAACATTACAAGGACATGGATGGAGGTCACTTCATTCCCAAAGGATCTAGTTCTTACTGGGCTTTGGACATAAGGAATGTACACCCACAATGTAAAAGTTGTAACGCATACGGCATGAAGTATGGTTCAGCAGCGCAGCAGTACACCATATGGATGCAGGAGTATTACGGTAAAGGTTTCGTAGAAGAGATGATAGCTAAGAAATCAGATCCGATTAAATTCTACAAAGCAGACTACGAAGAGATGCTAAGGGAATGGAATGCGCTAATTAAGTATCATGAGAAAAGAATTGGATTATGATTATAACTCAAGATATAGAAGACAGAGCAAGAAAAATAGGAATGCAAAGAACTAATTTGCATAACAAAACTCCTTCGGCAAAGACGGGAATGAATGACGATTATGATGATGACTATCTTGGTGCTTTAGGAGAGATATGTTTTGAAGAAATGTATGGTTATCCCGTAGATGAAGAGGACAGAATACAAGGTGATGACGGTATAGATTTTGTTATAAGATGCCTTCATGATGACGTTATTTCTTATCACAGCGTTGATATTAAAACATCATCACAAAAGGGAGAGTCTTATGACCATCTAAATCTTTTAGTTCCGATAGACAAAGTTGAGTCTAAGATATATGTACAAGCAATGTATCGAGAACATAAAAGATGTATTCAATTAGTAGGGTGGGAAACAGCACAATCCGTAAAGAAAGCACCAATTAAAAAAAAGAAAAAAACAAATCATGAAATTAAAATTCCAAACCTTAGACCAATGTCTGAATTAGAAAAAAAAATGTTAAGAGGATAGTCTCATGACAAAAGAAGTATCAGAAGACGTATCAGAAATAGAAATAGAAATGGTCGGATCTGAAGAGGCTTATGAGTGGATCAATGACAAGCTTAGAAGTCTTAAAGGTAGCGACCTCAATCACTTAGGAACACTTGCCGTAATGCTAGAAGACCTTACGGGATTTGTTAACAAGTCTAAGTTCACACAAAAACAATTCTTAAAATACATAAGAGAGCAGGAGGAAGAATGCGAGACGTTGCATTGAGAGTTAACGATCATCAAGTAGGGGGAAGTCATTACAAGTCTTTAAAGATTCAGCCCATAGAGTACATCATGGCTAACAACTTAGGGTACTGCGAGGGGAATATTATCAAGTATATCACTAGGTGGAGAGCTAAGGGAGGTATCGAAGACCTCCGCAAGATCAAACAGTATGTAGATTTTATTATAGAAAACGAGATGAACCCCTCTGAGTGAGGGGCTAGTCTTTTCTTTTTTCTTCTCTTTCTAAAAAGTCTTCTATTCCTCCACCAAAAAAATTGTAATACATATCTCCGACACCAGGAAAACTTTTAAAATTCTTTTTATCAAGATCAGACCAGTCATAGCCTTGCAGTATTAGCTCATCTAGTATTCTTGTTTGGTCTGCTGCAAAATCAGCAACAGTTAAAATAGCGGGAGTTAAAGAGCTTAAAGCAAACTTTTTTATTTCAAGGTCTTCTAATTGATTTAATCCATACAAAGAAGTTCCCATCATTGATAAAGCGTAATTGCCAAGGTGATCGGGTATTCTTTCAGTTTCAAACTCTCTTCCTCTAATAGCGTTTCTAGCTTCTTGAACAACAGACTGACCACCTCCAACTATAACAGTATAAGCTAAAGCATTTTTAC